CATAGACGGATACCTTATCTCGTAGGCGCTGTAGTGCGGGAGTCTTGATAAGAAATCGGGAAATAAGAGCTTGCCCTTCTCTCGCCCCACCGCCAACAATAGAACCGATTTTTGCCGCACCCGCACCGTAGAGGAACGCATATATAAATGTCTTCGCTTGGTCGCGCGTGGGTAATCCCGCTGCTTTTTGGTTTTGCGTGTGGACATCTGTCCCATCTTTGCTTGACCCCTCAACCACTGTCCTGACATAAGCTCCATCCTTCATATAATGCGCCAGCATCCTCAGTTCTAGCCCACTAGCATCTGCCCCTACCAGCTTGTTACCAACCTCAACTGTCCATAACTCTCTGCACTCCTTTCCAAACTCTGCGCTAACAGACGGCACTTGCGCCATGTTAGGGCTATGGTGCGTCATACGCCCTGTCACAGCCCCATTGGTTATAACCCGTCCATGCACCCTACCATCCTCCTGAACCACATCAAACCAACTGGTCACCTGGGAGATACGTTTCTGGAGCAGTAGATATCTGGCGATTAGTTTTGCCTCCAATAAGTCTATGCTCTCCAAAACCTTCTCGTTCACAATGGTGTTGCCTTTCTCTGTAGACTCAGTGAATTTAACACCCAACCCTGCCAGCCTCTCAGCAATCTGCTGCCTGCTTGCTGGGTTGAATATTGTCACCTTGTCTGCCAGAGGCTTACCAGTTTTTTCACTAACCCTTTTCTCAATAATCGGCGGGAAAACAATCTGAAGTTTACCCTCAATATCAGCCACTTCACCTGAAAGCACCGCCAAAAGTGTACGACCTTTATCTTCATCGAACCTAAACCCATGCCTTTCTTGTTGGGCTAGGATGGCTGCAACCTCATGCTCAAGCTGCACACTCTCACCCCAGTCTTTAAGTTGCTCTTCCAGATACTTAAAAACCTTAACTGTCAATGCTACGTCTTGTTTGCAATAGACCTCGTTCAGCGGTTGCCAAGGGAAGTCATAAGGCTCTTTGCTAGTCTTGTCAAAGGGTTTGTTAGCCCACCAATGCCAAATCCTAGTGTAGTCAACCTTACGACTGTTCAGTTTCTTTCCCCATGCCTCTAAGCTGTGTCCATTTTCTAAACTTGGATTCCATAGCCTTGACATTATCAAGGTATCTCTCACTTTCCTCAAGCCAATCTTCGTCCCCCATAGCCTGTTCAGGATGGGAGCATCGAAGCCTATCAAGTTGTGTCCGATTAGCCTGTCTGCTTTGTTTAGTAAGGGAATGAGAGTGCTTGCTGTTGTATGACATATAAACTCACCTGTTTCCGAATTATGGGTATAGCACATCCAAATTTTACTATGGGTGCTGTTTGTTTCTATATCTAGGGTTAAGTCCACGTTTTTCTCTTTCAAGAGCTTCTATATGTTCAGACGCTTTTAGTGATGTCATGGAATTTTTAACAACAACAGAAAGTTGTTTCCTGCCATTCTTAAAATCTTGCTCAAAAGCATATTCATCTAAAGTATCATCAATGATAGCTTTACATAGATTATGCAATCCATAATAAGAATGCCAGTTAAAATCTCCTAATTTCTTCCATCTACTTTTAGATTTAGCGATAAGAACTTTATTTGCTATCCTAACTCCTTGATGACAAATCTTATACTCTAACCCACTTTTTTCTATTGGCGTTAAGTCTCTCAACATCTTAGCCACGTTACTTTCCTTTCTTTTTCTCTTCTTCTAAAATTTTTTTCATTGCTTGTGTTGATATGTATTCAGAAGGAATTGGTATCCCATCTAACCACTCCTCACTATAATAATCTCTTGAAGGGTCTACAAAAGAAAAACAACCTTCCTCTTCATACCAATGATACCCATATTCTTTTGCTTTTCTTATCAGTTCATTAGAAGGTTGAATAAAATCTTTATGCCTAATATAATTCTCAAGCATATACAAACCTTCACGCCTTTCGTACCAAGGAGAAGAAGTCATATACCCTTCAAAAATATAGCTGCTAGGATGGTTTTTATCTTTATTTACAGTGCAAGTGTATCCAAACAATACTTTTAATGGATATCTAGAAAAATCAAACATACTCCATCTACCCGACTCAAACTGTAAATGATTTACACATCTATTAGCTAAGTCATTCTCATCTGAAAATGGTTCAGAGATGTATGTTTTTTTGTCATCAGATTCATCTTCTAATTTGTACCAGACATCTTCATAAAGATCATCTATCATCACTCCCCCTTGTTAAGTTCAGCCTCCACCAGCATAGCGTAACCAGCTACGTCATGCCAGCTATCATCATAGTATGGGTTACCGTTAACAATACGCGCCAGCTTGTTACAAATCATGTCCAGGCTCTCGCGCATGTACGGCTCCATCTCACGCCAACCAGCACCCTTACGCAGGGTGTCCTTCAGTGTCTGAGCAGTGGTAGAAACAAACTGGTATTTACCGTAGTGTTTACCCCTGTTAGTTAAAGTATGCTCCAACTCCACTTCAGCCTGTTCAGCCACCATGACAGCCTCCTTAACTTTACCCATCATTTACCCCTTAGATAAGTATCCTTAATCAATTTTGCACAATCCGCAGCAGCGTTGCTCCCATACTGGCTGAACCGCTCCAAGAACTTAGACTGCTCCTCACACAGGTTAGCACAATGCTGTGCCACATCTGTCGCACTCGCCTGACCAGCTTCAAACGCAGCCTTGAGCCACTCAGCTACGGTTTCAGTATACTGTGGAGCTTCGTTCAGTTTCTCCAGCAACTCAAAGAAACGGTCACGCTTCAAAGTACCATCTCCACTCTCCACCATGTTAAACCAATCACTAAACTTCATACCAATGCTTCCTCCATGTTGTTTAAACAATTACGGTTACGCAGCTTCTCTGCTTTAACCAAGACCCACTCAGGCTTCTGCCCAAATGGATTGAGTATTATACCACACTTTGAACATACCCCGTGTGATTCCATGCTATCCCCTGAGCTTTGTGCTCCTCGTAAATTGTGTGTGCTCCAACAATCCAGAACACAATGACTATTAACCACATAACACCTCCTATTTTAAGTTAAGCCACAAACCAATCTGAGCAAAGGCATAACCAATCCATATCATACCCCCTGGAGTATCCCCTTTGCCCCATTGCAGCATACCGACAATGAAATACCCAATGCCAGTAGCACCAACAATAACCTGTTCGACTGAGAGGTCAAACAAGCTCATCTTCGTCACCCAACAAGTCAAGGCTTGCCTCTGGGTCTAGCTTTTTACCCTTCTCAATACCAGCCTCTATTGCAGCAAGAATCCCCAGCCTAGTGAATGCCCTGATAGCCTCTGGTGGGAAGTCAAACTCAAAGACAGCACTCCCATCAGGGTTTTCTTTGGTTAGCCTGACAGCGTATTCGCCTTCAATAGTTTCTTCATGTTGTTTAATCAAATCACCAAGAGAGAATCCACTTACATAGGCATTACAGCCAGCAACTTCAGCACATTCTTTGACAATCAACTCGGCGAACTTTTGTAACTCATCATCATATCGAGAACTCCAGTCGACCACATCACCTGGATTCCAGGATTCTTTACCCCATAAAATGAATCCTGCATTTTCAGCAAGTTGTTTAATTCGTTCGTTCATCAATCATCCTACTGCTACTTCTGCTTGGATTAAATTAGCCGCAACGTGCCAATAGTTGTGCGCTTCCTTTGCGGCTTCGTGCTGAATCATTAGCAGGTTGACGATTCGCTGGCGCTCTGCTCTGATTGCGGCATCTTTGGCTTCATGCAACTCGCGCATAACCTCGATGACCGCTTGCTCATGCTTGAGCAAAATGGCGCGAATCATTTCCATAGGCGTTTCAATCATTGCAACAGCTGCTGCCTTGACCTTGTCTTGCTCGGTCTTGGCTTTGGTGATTGCCTCTTGGTGAAGTTTGGATAGGGGTTTCATTTTGATTTCCCATCTGTTCCCAAAAATTCACGGATTGTGGATGTTTGCCATTCTTGGTTTTCTTTTTTCCAAACAAGCGGTTTTCCGATGCTAACGCTACTTATCTGCCCTCTACCAATACCTTGACCCATGATAGATATGTTCCTGTTCCCATCTTTATCTGGATAACCTCCAAGCACATGGTTTTCAACAAGATTTGCAAACGTTCTTAGGCGTGTTCTTAATAAATTTGCTTGAGGTTCATCAAATTTTGCGGTGTTGAATCCTGCTAAGTCTGCAAGCATTTTGAAGTCTTCATTTTTCATATTTAGCCTTTTATTTATTTTGTAACCTCTTTAATAGCCAGACCAATCTGCGAAGACAAGTCATACCATTCCTCTGCCGTGAACAGGCTCATGTGGAAGTCGCCAATCCGCGCTTCGTTCGGGTCAATGGTTTCATGTGGGTGATGTTCAGGCTTGGTCACTGTCGTGATGTGCAGACCATCCATCTCAATGGTTATCTCGGTCACTTTGGATTGAAAGTTACTCATGTTTTCACCCTATATTGTTTCAAGCCGACCACTCGAAAATCAGCCCTACCCTGTCGGCAAAAATCGATTAGGGCTGTGCTTGCATCTTGGCGGGTCATACCGAAGGTTTCCCAAGGCACGTCGGCTAGGTAAAACCACTCGCGCTTTGCCGCCCATTTAATTAACTTGTCGCGTTTTTTCACCTGATGACCTCCCACTTTGGTGGGATATAGACTGGACGTTCATTCAAAGGAATGATGTATGGCGGGAGTAGTGTTCCATCTGGCTTCTTGGCAACGTATTCCACCTGCTTGACCTTCGCCCTGTGCTTGCGTGGCTTGGCTCTGCCAGCTTCGTTCTTGCAGTCCTTACAGGTGTGCAGGATGTGACCTTGTTTGTTTGACGGGAAGCGGTCTAGTGACCTTCTTACCCCACACTTTTGACATATCTTCGTTCTCACTTAACTCCTCCAAAAAATAACAACTAACGCAATGACGCAGGCACAAGCCGCCATGACTAGCAGGATGCCAACGACATTTTTTCGGTGTTGGCGCTGCGCTATCATTTCGTGACGAACAGGGCAGTCTCGCCCTTGGCGGCAGTTGCCAAATTCATCACAGCAGTTCATTGTTTGTCTCCTTGAATTAGTCTCCATGCTGTTGCGGCACAGAGTGGTACTTGTCCATTTCCAATGGCTTTAAGTCTGTCCACCCTAGCGGCCACCCCATGAGCCACTCGACCCATGTCGGGTTCAGTTTGCCACCAACTTGTGCCGCTAATGTCGGCGTATTCCGCAATGCTTCGCTTGGTGCGTTTGTTTCTTTCGAGTTGTGTGATGTTGGTGTTGGCCAAAGTCGCTTCCCTACAATTGTTTCCAAATTCGGGTTTCGCTTTTCGTTCCATGCTGATTCTGGCGTTATGGTTGCTGCCATTGCTGAACAACTCCTTGGTGTTGGCCATATTTCCGCACGTTTCTTCAACGCTTTCCTGCTGTTGCTCCCACCGTCTAATCCTGTCGTGTTGGGCGTGTGAAAGCTGTCCACGCCATTGGGCGACAATCCAAATCCTGTCCCTCTGATGGTTTGCTCCAACGTCCGCTGCTCCCAACACTCCCCATTTCGCATCAAACCCCATTGAGGCCAAGTCTCCAAGAACGGTTCCAAGTCCCCTAGAAGTGAGCATTGGTGAGTTTTCCACAAATGCGTATCGGGGTCGAACTTCACGAATGATCCGTGCCATTTCTCGCCACATTCCTGATCGTTCTCCATCGATGCCTGCGCCTTTTCCGGCTGCGCTGATGTCCTGGCAGGGAAAGCCGCCAGATACGACATCAACAATGCCTTGCCA